ACATGAAGCGTAACGAGGTAATCGAAGAAGTTGCCAAGGCCATCGAGAAATTCAAGCCAGCGTTCGGCCCCGATACTGTGGCGAGCTTTGCTATCTTTGTGAGGGGGATGAAGCGATGAGCATCGAAGCAATGAAACAGGCGCTGGAGGCGTTGGAAACTTGTATGTATCCACAACAAAAACAAATGCAAGCCATGACCGCCCTACGCCAAGCCATAGAGCAGGCTGAGAAGCAGGAGCCGGTGGCGTGGGAGGATGTCCTTGGGGCTATTGCTCGAGGCTATACGCATCCAGAAAACGAACGAAAGCCGATAGACGTTCAGCTTGCCGTCGCTATCGCCAAAGAGATTCAGGACATGTATACCAACCCACCCCAGCGCCAGCCGCACTACGACAAGACCGAAATGAATTGCTTTGTGCAGAACCTTTACGACCAAAAGATGCGAGAGGGTAAGCGCGGGCATTACGAAACCATGTTTCATTGTGTGCATCAAGCAATAAAAAGGCTCTACACCACCCCACAACCACAGCGTGAATGGGTTGGGCTGACGGATGAGGAGCGTATGGACATTTTGCTGAACTTGAATTGGGACAAGAAACTTTCTCATATGGATACAGCATTAGCCATCGAAGCCAAACTCAAGGAGAAGAACACTTGAGCCCCTACAACGACGACACCAGAGAAAGCTACGTCCAGCGCATGGCAGACAACCACTTGCATGTGGCTATGACGCACCAAAAGATTGGAAATAACCGATCAATGTGGCTGTCGTTGCTCTACTACGCCATGGCGGAAGATGTGTATGGTACACACTGGGACTATGTAAACAGACTGAAGGAGAAAGCATGAACAGAGATGACATCATCCGCATGGCGCGAGAGGCTGGCATGGAAATTTGGAAAAGCGGTCATCGGTACATGGATGACTTTGATATTTACCAGTTTGCCGTCCTTGTCGCCGCCGCAGAGCGTGAACGACTGCTGCCAAAAGAGCCACCGCCCGGCCTACTTATGAGCATGGCAGTCAGATATGACCACGGGCTTGGTATGCCGGGCTATTACGACCACGCCGCGTTCGATAGGTTTGATGGTGACAGTCACGCGAAACGACTGGACGGGGCGCTTTCCATCATGCGTCAGTTGTACGAAGAAGTTTCCAGAAATGGTTTTTATTCGGACGAGCGCGAACATGAATACGCCGCCATCCGAGCAAGGGGACAAGCATGAAGCAGATAGAAATCCTAGCGATGTTACACAACATCATTGCCAACAACACGCAATACACAACATGGACGGTATCTACGCCGCACCTTGTTGCGCTGGTCAACCAAGCCGTGGAAGCCGAGCGAGAGGCGTGCGCAAAAATTTGCGAGAGGGAGTACGACACGGGCCTACTCATGGCGCCAGAGTCCCCTAGCCTTGCGGCCGCCATCCGAGCAAGGGGACAAGCATGACCAGAGATGAAGCATTGGTGCTTTTGACCTTGGCGTATGGACACCATCCAGCCTTGGCTGATTTCAACATCGCGGCCGTCAACCGTGTGTTGGACTTGTTGATTCAAGCAGAGCGTGAGGCGTGTGCAAAAACGATTGACGAAATGCATCTTTATGGGTTTGATGATGTGCGTGAATTTGAAATAGCTACATTACAAGATGCAGCAAAAGCCATCAGAGCAAGGGGACAAGCATGACCCAATACGAACTGAGCCAGTATTACTTTGCCCTGTCAGAACAGGCAGAGTGGATGGATGCGGCATTGAAGCACTACCAGTTTGGGGACGAGGAGAGGGTTTGGTATGCCATGCTTCGCTGGGCTGAGAGCAAACACCAAGCAAGAGAGATAGCCGATGCCCACGACACCATGTCGTTTGCCAAGGCTATGGGCGTATCAGATGGAATCAGAAAGGCATGGGAATGAACACACTACAAGAGTACTGGGACGCATGTCTCATCCGGTCGTGGCGGCGGCAGTTGTGTCTGCTGGATGCCATGAGTATGTTTCTATCGCTCACAGGCAAACGCACAGATGAGTGCGAACTGTTGCGGGTTCCGCTGGATAACATCCCGTGGAAGACCGGGGTGCGTGTGTTTACCGCATACCACCTGCCCAAGATCAACGACAAGCTGTGGGAGCAAGAGCCGGAGAAGGACATACTCCTATTACGCAAGTTGCAAAAGTCTAAGTACACCACGGAGAAGACCCAGTACCGCACTAACGCAGACCGAGACTTGGCAAGCGAGCGGGCGAAAAACCGAAAAGACCGGATGAAAATCGAGTATACCCACAACGAGGTACAAAACAGAAACTCCGCAACCGACTGGGGTGTAACAAAGGGTGCGGCAAAAATTAGAGTGAGGCGCAAATGACATTCGACAAATGGTGGGCAACGCTCACCCCACGCGAGCAGAAGATAATCGGCGAGCATAATGCTCGGTTCGTCTGGCAAGAGGCTGTGTTCCACACAGTTGGCGAGACTGACCTCAGCGACTACGAGGACTGCCCCGTGTGCAAGCAAGACGTGATGATGTTGACAGGCACCTGCCTGTTGTGGAAGTGTGGCACCTGTGGCCACGCCAGGAAAGTTGAACCAGAGGAACCATGAAATGAAATGCCCCGAGTGCGGTGCTTGGTCTAACGTGATCGAGACCCGCAAGACTTTGTTGTTCGGTTACGTAAGAAGGAGGGAGTGTGCCAACGAACACAAGTTCACGACGCAGGAAGTCGTCATCCCCGACGAGGTCCGCAGAAAAGCCCGCAGCGATTATGGAAAGGCTACGCACCAACGACTGGTGGCCCTTCACAAGGGTGGAGCCGAAGCTGCTGGAGAAACTACACAAACAAAAGACGCTTGATAGCGTAGGAGAAGCACCGCTATGACACAACTGAAAGACGGATTGAACGGCACCCGTGCCGACGATATGCAGGTAAGTGGAAATCACTACAAAGAGATGCCAGTGCAACCCTGGGCTGTGATGGAAGCAGTGTTAACCCGAGAAGAGTTCGTTGGTTTTCTCAAAGGAAACGTGATTAAATACTCGATGCGAGCCGGACGCAAGGAAGGCAGCGACGACGCAGGCAAAGCCAAGCACTACCTGATGAAGCTCAACGAAATACAAGCGAAATAAAAATGGCACAAACACCGGAGGCAGCCGTGAAACGGCGCGTCAAGCAGCAGCTGGATGAAATGGGTATATACCACTTCTCTCCGTTCCAAGCCGGGATGGGGAGGGCTGGCATACCCGACATCATTGCGTGTTGCGCGGGGCGTTTCATTGCCTTCGAGTGCAAAGCGGGGAAGGGCAAGACAACTGCCCTACAGGAGAAAGAGATCAACGCAATACGCGCAGCTGGCGGTATGGCGTACGTGATCAACGAAGAAAACATGACCACCATAAAGGAGTTACTGCAATGGATGCGCTAGCAAAAAAGAAACTAAAAGCGGAGTGGGCCGACACGCTCACCCTGTTGGAAGACCTATCCGATGACAAGCGGATGCACTTTGCCCTGCTACTGAGTAAGCTCGCCAAGTGCTACGTGGAAGACGGCGGCCACAAGGCAGTTTTGCTTGTCGATAATAACGACCACCTGATGACGATCAGCGTGGGTGCTACCGAGATGGAGTGCATGGAGATACTGAACAAAGCACAAGAGGTGATGGGCATGGTCGTGACCGAGGACGCGCCTGCCAGGGAGATGTTCAATTGAGCGCACCGTACAAACGCATACTGACAATCGATTTTGAAACACGCTGGGACAAGACGGACTACACGCTGTCCAAGATGACAACTGAGGAGTACATTCGTGACAAGCGTTTCAAGGCATTCGGCGCGTGCATCCACGAGTTTGGATCTGATCGAGTCACTCAGTGGTATCGAGGAGATGAGCTTCCTAGAATCCTGGGGACATACGATTGGTCAACCACCGCAGTCCTTGCTCATAACGCACAGTTCGACGTATCCATTCTCTCTTGGGTCTACGGGGTACGGCCCGCGTTTATCTTCGACTCGCTATCAATGGCGCGAGCTCTACGCGGCGTGGAGGTTGGCAACTCGCTGATGAAGCTGGCTGAGGACTTCGGCCTACCACCCAAGGGCAAAGCGGTGCACAGCACAGATGGGTTGCAGGAGCTTGATGAGGCGGTTGAGCGGGAGCTGGCCGAGTACTGCAAGCATGACGTGTACCTGTGCGAGCAGGTGTTTGAGCGCCTGGTTGACGGCTACCCTGCGAAGGAGCTGCGCCTGATCGACATGACCTTGAAGATGTACACCAACCCTGTGCTGGAGCTGGACCGCAAGGTACTGATCACCGCACTACAAGAAGAAGGAGAAAGACGTGAGGGACTACTCAAGAAGCTGGGCGTGGACGAATCTGAGCTGGCGTCGAATGAAAAGTTTGCTGCCCTACTTCAAACGCTCGGGGTTACTCCTCCGACAAAGATCAGCAAGACCACAGGCAAGGAAGCCCTGGCACTTGCCAAGAATGATGCGCTGTTCCAGGCACTTCTCAATAGCGACCGTGAAGACATTGCCGACCTTTGTGAAGCTCGCCTTAAGGTTAAATCAACCGGAGAGCGAACCCGGGCCCAACGATTCCTTGACATTTCACAACGCGGGCGTCTTCCGGTACCACTTAGTTATTACGGGGCTAAGTCCGGTCGCTGGACTGCAAGTAAAGGGTCGGCGATCAACATGCAGAACCTGAAGCGTGGCGGGGCTATGCGCCAGGCTATCCTGGCCCCGGAGGGCTACGAGATGGTGGTGGGTGACTTGTCCCAGATCGAGCCCCGGGTGCTGGCGTGGCTGACCGACTACGAGGACCTGCTGGCTATGTTCC